TCTTTTGATGAATTTATCCAAGCCAAACTTAAAAATATTGGCCCGCATACGATACCGCGTTGATTTTAAAAGAAAATTGTTGTAATTAAGTATTTTCTAATATAGTATTATAGCGGCTAGATTTATAGCTACTATATAAGACACTATGTTAGATTTGATAAGCAGTCAGAACACTGAATTTATAAAAATCGTTAAATCATCAACGGCGAGGAAGGCGCGCGCTGATAAGTGGTTGCAGTATTACCACGATCAGCAAAGTGAAGAGACGTTGAAACTGATTAAACAGCGTTGGTCACGCCCGGAAACTTTCCGAGTGTTTCAGGTCAACGCGGTTAAAAAAGTGATTAACAAAAGGGCGAATCTTTACCGATTAGCCCCAAGGCGGATGTTTTCCGGCATTGATCAAGTTACGGCGGATGAAATCTACCGCGCTGGTAATGTCGACATAGTGTTGAAGCGCCTGAGCCGATTAACGAAGCTGCTTAAAACAACCGTTTTGCAGGTGGGTTGGATGAATGACCAACTCACTTTATCAGTAGTGACGCCAGCAGTATTGGACGTGCTCTACAGTGACCCACAGACCCCCACAAGGTTTGTAGTCACTCACAGAGCACAAAATGACAAGGACGTCACCTATTCAGATTGGACAGCGGGCACCTATACCCGCCGCGACTATCGCGGCAACCCGATAAAGGTAGGCAGCAACCCCAAAGGTTTAAATCCTTACGGGTTGCTTCCGTTTATCTGTCTATTCGATTCACTCCCAGACGATCAGTTTTTTATCCCCGGCGGGGATGACCTCATTGAGTCACAAGAGGCGATTAACGTTGCTTTAAGCAACCTTTGGCGAAGTGTCGAATTACAAGCCCACGGTCAAGCATGGGCCTCTGGTGTTCCAGTCGGTGAAGCGTTAGACGTCGGCCCAGAAAGAGCAATTACATTGCCTGAAGGCGGTAGCTTTGGCTTTGCGGCTCCCAACTCACCAATATTAGATATTCTCGCGGCGATTCAATTCGTCATGCGGCAAATCGCAGCATCTAACGATTTATCGGCCGATGTGTTCGACCTCGATAGAAGATCAGAATCAGGCGCGGCCAAACATGTTGAGCAAATCGACCTAAGAGAAGCCCGGCAAGATGATATTGCACTTTGGCGGCGTTATGAATCCCAGCTTTTCGAGATCATCAAACGAGTTAGCAACACTCATGCCCCCGGAAGTATTCCAGAGAGTGCGCGTGTCGTTGTTGATTTTGCAGAGATGCAAGAAAATCTAACAGAAACTGAGCGGCTAAATAATGCACGGGCAAAGCTTGAAATGGGCGTTTGGTCACCGGTGGATATTCTCAGAACTGAGAACCCGGACGGCTACGCCACCCGAGAAGACGCCGTTGCGGAACTATTAAGACGCAAAGACGAAACCGACTCTATCACCTTACCCCATTAATTTTATGACTACCGAAACAATCGAGCCAACACCGGAAGTAATTACACCCCCGGCGAATGAACCTGACACCCAGGCGGAAATAGACCAACTAAAAGCCCAATTAGCCACACAAGCGGCTGATTTGGACTTTGTTGCAAATGCTGTTTTGAATGGTATCCCGGACGGATTAAAAGCCCTGATTCCTGATGGTCTATCACCGGCTGACAAGGTGAAATGGTTTAACAAAGCACAGGCGGCCGGTTTGCTGATTAAGCCACAAGTGCCGGAAACAGACACCGCAAAGCCTAGCTTATTGGCCCCCAAGATAGACCCCAGCGAATTACCCCCCATTGCCCGCATGTCTTACGGCTACGGCAAGCAATAACCAATTTTTAAACTAAAGGAATAGAAAAATGTTAACAATCTCCGAATGGCAAAAACTTAATCCAACACCACTTGCGAGCGGCGTTGTTGAAATCTTCGCCAGAGAAAACCCAGTATTAGCAAACCTAGGCTTCGTGAATATCGCGGGTAATGCCTTTAAATACAACATCGAACAAACCCTACCCGGTATTGCCTTTCGTGGATTCAATCAATCCTATACAGAGAGCACCGGCGTGATCAATTCGCTCACAGAATCGCTGACTATTTTGGGTGGCGATTCTGATTTAGACATCGCACAAGTAAAAATGGGCACCGCTGACAATGACTCTCGGGCCATTCATGACGCATTGAAGGCGAAGTCTTTAACCTTAAGTTGGTTAAAAACATTTTTTGCCGGCGATAGCGCCGTTGATGTTAATTCGTTCGATGGACTGAATAAGCGCCTGACAGGAAACCAAGTTATTTCAGCAGGCACCAACGGCGCGGCATTAACTCTCGATTTGTTAGATCAGTTGATTGACCAAGTAACCGGGAGCCCTACGTTGCTATTGATGAATAAGGCAACCCGTCGAAAGATTGTTGCTCTAGGTCGCCAATCTGGCGTTATTACAGTCGGTCGTGATTACTTCGGACGTGAGGTTGATCATTATCAAGGTGTGCCGCTTGGTATCGTTGAAGAGGGTGCAGACGGGTTGCCAATTCTTACCCAAACAGAAACACAAGGCACCTCTAACCTAACTTCAAGCATCTACGCGGTGAAGTTTGGCCCAGATGCGTTGCATGGTATTCAAACCGAACCGCTGAGCGTTCGCGACTTAGGCGAATTGGAAACAAAGCCAGCCTTAAGAACTCGAATCGAATGGTATAGCGGCTTAGTCGTTAGACATCCGAAAGCGGCGGCACGTCTTAAAGGCTTGATCGTTTAAGAGTCTTTAATCTGAGCAATCACAGGGCGGTTACTCCGCCCTGTTTTTTCTGGAAATAATCATGACGATAACATTGGGCGTTAATAGTTTTACACCCGAAACCGAACTTTATAGCTACTTAGACACAAGGCTAAATGGTGACGAATTCGCATACCTAGCGGCGGTTTATGAAGCGGGCAATACGAGCTTAGAAATTGTGCAAATCTTCAATGATATGCGCGGCAAAACATTTTCAGAAATTGAAGCGCATATCATTGCGGCTAGTCTTGACTATGACGCGGCCGCAATTGAAGAAATTTACAACACCCTTACCGCCGGTAAAACCTCAATTCAAATTAAGAACGCCAAGGCGTTGATATTGGCGACACAGTTAATTGATCAGTTCGAGTTCATTGGTAGACCTACCGACACCACACAGGCTCTACAGTGGCCCAGAATAGGCGCTATTGATAGAAACGGCGAAGTGATACCAGATGACACCATTCCAACTGGCATTAAAACAGCGGCCAACGAGCTGGCTTTTTTTCTATTGCGTAACGACATCACCGACCCACAACAGCACAATCATGTTTTCTTATTAACTTCTTATCGTGTCGGTGAATCTCAAAGCACCTTCAGCAAAAGAGAAGATAAAAAACTACCTGATAACGTCATGGATTTATTAAAGCCCTTCTTGTTGAGCAAGTCCGGCTTCTCTTCCGCACTAATGGTTTAATCATGGATGATTTACCAAGTTTCATAGATGAATACGAACCGCTTATTAAGGATGAATTTTTAAATGCGGTCGAAGAAGCACAAAGCTTCATCGAACAATACTTTTTTGATAATTACCCCCAAGATACAGAAGACTTACCAGATGGAAGCGGCATTGATGAAATCATAGTAAGCGCACTTGAAACCCAGTTATCAAAGGGTTTTCAAGACAATTTAACCGCTCTTGAAGATAAAGTTGGCTTATTAGTGATTTTATTGCTTGGACTTTCAAATTTTAATATTAACTTGCAAAAATCGGAGTTAATAAAAATTGAAACAAAGCAAATATTAGATGACTATAAAAAAGCATTTCAAATTGCCGGAACTAATAAAAAGCGAATATTAGAAACCATCGGATTAACACCCAACCAAGCAAAAAGCTTATTAACCTACCGGCAAGAGTTAGAGAGAATCGCAAAACAATTAAACACCCCTGCGAAACTCAATATAAACGTAATCAGAAACCTATCGGCCAGTCAAAGAAGCGTTGTAAGAAAAGCTTTAGCAAAGGGCATTGAACCCAAAGATATTGACCCTCTAATAAGTAAGCAACACAGAGCCTTTCTGATGCACAGAGCTAAGGCTATAGGCAACACCCTATCAAGCAAAATTGCCCACGCTACACAACAAGCGGCAGTTAACTTTGCCATCAAAGCAAAGCTGGTAAAACCCAATCAATTCAAACGTTTTTGGGTAACTGCACACGATGAACGAGTAAGACACAACCACAGCCAAACCGAAGTTATTAACAGTAAAGGTGTAGACCTTAATCAACCATTCATTACACCCTTTGGCCTAGTTTTCTTTCCGCCCCTAGAAATCAATTGCCGCTGTCACGTATCAATAAGGAAAGTATAAATGGAACCCTACTACACACTTGATCAAGACGATGCCACCGATATGGGCTACATCCAACCCATTGCCAGACAACAACAAGAAACAAGCCTTTGGCGGGCTGTATTAGTAAGGGCAATCAAGGACGCACTCGGAATAGATCAATACTCTGGGCCCCATAGAGGGATAAGCCAAAAAAGGGCTAATAATTGGTTTTATTATGCAGATGAAGACTTTAAAAAAGTATGTGAATTTGCAGGGCTAGACCATGAAAACGTTCAATTTTCTGTGTTGGATTATCTGACCAGACCAGAACAAAACGAAAGAAGGGTGAGTTATACAAGGGACGCGAAAAAGGCTAGGCAGTGGAAAGAAAAAACCAGTGGTTTACCGAGCAAGTGAAACTTAAGTTTCACACGGTATATAAGAATTTACTTATATTGTTTTGGCTAAATATTAGCATTTACTTATATTGTTTTGGTCATTAGAAAGTTATCGGGCCACTATAAAGGCGCGGCTTACTTTGTTGTTTTTTAGCGACAGATGTGGAAATTACGCAACAAATCAACAATCATGCCAATTCAATTTATGTGCCATTTCAACAATCATGCCAAAGTGAGGCACCATGTCGGATGATTTAAAACTTCCAGAATTACTTATTGATGGTCAAAAGATAGACGGAAGAAC